GGCGGGTGTCGCTGGCGCGCAGGGACGCCCGTAGGCGTTCATGCTCCTGTAGGGCCTCGGCGGCCTCCTGAAGCAATGTCTGGCCGTCTACGGTTGCGGGGACGGATGTTGCCGGCATGGTCCTAGTGTCCTTTCTTCATCAGACGGCCCGTCTTGGGGTCGCGACGGTGGCAGTTGGCGCGCAGTTCAAGGAACAGATTGCGCCAATCGTCCGCGCTGGCCTTCCAGCCGTTCGCGCTATGGCGCAGCGTGTCGGCATAATCGCGGGCCTTGGCCCAGTTGAACAAAACGACAACGTTGGTGATGAGCGATCCGGCCAGCGCGAGGTCAGTTCCGGTGATGGTCATGGGGTCAGTCCTCCAAGAGTAGCAGGAAGGCGGCTAGCAGCATGGCAAAGCCTAGCGCGGCCATCATTCGATAGCCGTCAATGCGGCGCGCAGTTCTACGACTTCCGCGCGCAGTGCGTCACAGCGGGCATTCAATTCGAGCAGTTCGGCATGGTCGTAGCGCATGTCCTCGACGCGCGACTGGTACTCGTCCAGCCTCTCGCCAAGGGCGATAGCCAGCTCCTTCCAGTCTACGTGGATGCCGTAGTGTACCTCCTCGCGCAGTGCGTCGATGGGCAGTGCGCGGTAGTCGGTGCGGTCTTTAGTTACCATGGTGAATCTCCATAAGGTGAATGGCTTGCCATTGCTGCTCGGCAGCGTAGGCAGCAGCGCGCCTAGGCCAGCGGGCGCGGACGGGCGGCGGGATGGCCGCCCGTTTCGACTGTTAGCCTTTCAGGAAATTGTCGGTAAACGTCGCGCCCGCAAGGTCAGACTTGCAGCGCATAGGCATAAGCACGGCAAGGCAGTCCGTGCGCGGGCCGGGCTTGTCTCCGGCGCTTTCGGTCGGTCGGTCGAACGTGACGAGCGCCGGGTTCTCTCCCGCTTGGTGGATACGGAAGAACGGCGCGGCGTCTTTCTTGCCGTCGCGCAGCGCCCGGGACATTTCACCCATGGCCGCCACGTATTGCGGCTGGTAGTGCGCGGCGGTCAGCGTCTCGGGCGCGGTTGGCACAATGCGCGTCCAGTCGGGGAACGAACCGTCCACCGGTTCGAAGTGAACCCGCGCAGCGCCATATAGTATCCACCACAGACCGTTCGCGTCGCGTTCAATCACGTAGCACAAGCCCTTGGCGCGCCCGGCGGCCTTGTTCGCTTGGCGCAATGCCGCTTCGGGCACGATAATGCCCGGCAGCGAACCGGGCAGATCGAAAGTGACGTCCGCCAGCTTGGCGGCTTCGGCGCAGCGCGCGGCGAACGCTATGTGGCCATTCGTCGCGGCGATGAACCCGCGCGCGTCGATGAACACGCCCTTGAGGTAATAGCGCGTTTCCTCTTTCGAGACGGCGCACAAGGCGGCGTCGATGAAAGCGGCGGGCACGGCGATATTGATTGCAGTCATGGCTGTTTGCTCCGGTTTGGTTGTTAGCGGTCGCGCTGGCTGGCTGTCACAGTCCAACCATAGCGTTGCGAATAGCTGTCACAGTATAGGGCGCGCCATCGGGCGTCTTAGTGATACCGCAAGCCGCCAAGTCCTCTAGCATCATGCGGGCGGCATCGCGGCGGTTTCCGGCATAACGGCAATAGTGCTGCATTTGCAGGTACAGGCGTTCATCATTGTTAAGCCAAAGCGATAGGTTCCAGTGATTGCGGTTCTTGTGTCCGTTGTAAGCCATCGCATTAGGTTCCTTATGTGATAGGGGATTATTAGCGGTTGCGGTTGTCGTGGTGCTCGCCCCATGCGGCGATTGCGCCCATGGCGAGGATGACGAGCACCACAAAACAGTTGAAGGGCAGATACGGCTCAAGGTCGAAAAGCATGGGTTAGGCCCTTTCAAATATATGCGTGGCGGGTTTGTCGCTGGCGATAATCGCGACGACGACGCCCTTGCGGTTGAATATGTCGTTAGCCGCGGCGCGGGCTTCCGCTTCCGTGGCAAAGCGCCAAGGCTTGCGGTTAGCGTGGACTTCGAAAGACATATGTTGCTCCGTTTGGCGTTTCGATGACCCAAACAATATACCTTCAAAATAGCATGTCAACAACAAAATATGCTGCAAAAGTTTGGGTGGCGCATTTTTCGGCGCTGGCGGGCTTATTGCGAGCGGTTAGCGATAGGGCGAGCGGTAGGGCGAAATCGTGGGCGGTTTGGGTGCGCGATTGGGTCAACCGGACTAGCAGCAATTACCCGAGGGAAAGCCCCGGAAAGCCTAGGGATAAATGCCCTTTAGGCGTTTTGGGTCATCATTTGTCCAGCCAATCAGAAAATATTCCTTATTGAGAATGGTTCTTAAGTAGGATTTTGGGGCGACTGGAAAACGATTGCCTAAATCGCCTAAATGACCCAAAGCCCCTAACCCTCTCCCCGTGCCCACGCTTCCTCCCCCGGACGCCTTTGGGCGTTTTGGGTCATCAAAACCAAAGTCGAAAACGGACTTCAAAAACCATGACCCAAATGACCCAAAGCCGGGCGGCCGTTCGGCGGTTGGATTGCCGCGCGCCGCCACCCCGAAAAGGTCAACCCAAAGCGCCCAAAGCGCCCAAGGCAAAAGGTCAGCGCAAATCCGGCGGCTACGTAGTTTGCCGTAGGCTCTCGGCTTGAGGCCGGGGGGTAGGGGCCGACGGCCGTGACGCTGTGACGGGCACCGCCCGCAAACAATTTTTCGGCAAACAAAAATCTGCATCACAATTTTTTGCAAAATTTTTTATTTTTTCGTGTCCCATCCCGACACATCGTTTGGCTTTCCAGTATAGGAGCAACATGGCTGCGACGCTCCAGCGCATCCATGTCGAGGGCGCGCGGCGGCGTATTCGGGGTACGTCGCCGCGCTACTTGCCTCCCGCACCGCAACAGATTATTGTGGCGGCATGACCTTCTACTCACTGCCATTCGCGCCCGAGCGCGTCGAAGCCACCGAGGCGCGGCTAGAGGCGATTCACGAAGCGGCGCGGTACGGCCTCAAAGGCGACACACTGGCCATGCGCGCCGGGCTAACGCCCAGCCAATACCGCCGGCTGCAAGAGTTTGACCCGCTGGTCGAGATGGCCGAAGCCAAAGGCCGCGCCGACGGCGAGTTCATGGCGGCCAAGACGCTGTACGACGCAGCGGCGGACGGCGACGCCAAGGCGGCGCTGGACATCCTCAAGCACCAACACGGTTGGGTTGCCAAGCAGCAGATTGACGTCTCGATTGACCAGCAGATCAGCATCACCGGCGCGCTGGAGAAAGCCCAGCAGCGCGTCATCGAAGGCACCTACGCCGAAGTGCCCGGCCTGACCCATTTAGAGGATAACACCAATCATGCAGACCACCCGCTACAGCGCCTCGGAAGAGATGGAGTTGATGGCGCGGCTGTGGTCGCCCACGATCAAGGATGACCCGCTGGCGTTCGTGCTGCTGACGTTCCCGTGGGGCGAACAGGGCACGCCGCTGGAACACTTCCAAGGCCCGCGCAAATGGCAGCGCGACATTCTGGCCGACATCCGCGACCATATCCGGCAGAACCAAGGCAAGATCGACTATGACACGTTTCGTGAGGCTGTGGCTTCTGGCCGCGGTATTGGTAAGTCTGCCCTTGTTAGCTGGCTGACCATCTGGATGCTGTCCACGCGCATCGGCTCGACGACTATCGTGTCGGCCAACTCCGAAGCGCAGTTGCGGTCGGTGACATGGGCGGAAATCACCAAGTGGCTGGCGATGTCGCTCAACAGCCACTGGTTCGAGGTCGCCGCAACGCGCATCATGCCGGCCAAGTGGCTCACGGAACTGGTCGAACGCGACCTCAAGAAAGGCACGCGCTATTGGTCCGTCGAAGGCCGGCTGTGGTCCGAAGAGAACCCCGACGCCTACGCCGGTGTTCACAACTTCGACGGCGTGATGCTGGTGTTCGACGAAGCCTCCGGTATCCCTGACAGCATCTGGTCAGTTGCGGATGGTTTCTTCACGGAGAATACGCCGCATCGCTTTCATCTGGCCTTCTCCAACCCGCGCCGCAACACGGGGTACTTTTACGAGACGTTCAACTCCAAGCGCGCCTTTTGGCGCCAGCGCAACATCGACGCCCGCGACGTCGAAGGGACTGACAAGAACCTCTACCAGCGCATCATCGACGAATACGGCGCGGACAGTTACCAAGCCAACGTCGAAGTGTACGGGCAGTTCCCCAGCGAAGGCGACGATCAGTTCATCGGCGTCAATCTGGTGGACGACGCGATGGCCCGGCCCAAGTACAAGGATGAGACGGCACCGATCACCATCGGCGTCGATCCGGCGCGGTTCGGCAGCGACGCCACCGTCATCGCCGTGCGGCAGGGCCGCGACATCATCGACATCAAGCGCCTGCGCGGCTCAGACACGATGGAAGTCGTGGGTCACGTCATCGACGCCATCGACGAGTACAAGCCGACGATGGTCGTCATCGACGAAGGCGGGCTGGGCGCAGGCATCGTGGACCGCCTCAAGGAGCAGCGGT